TACTTTTTGTGTTTTTTTAGGGTTAAAGTTAGCCAAATCAATTAACTTATTTAATTTAGGAGAGTTAAGATGTTTTGTAACTGTGGTAAGACCATCACCCCCGCCATCACTAGGACGCGGCCAGACACAACTCGGGTAAACAACAGTGGTGTTGACTTTACTCCCGACTTCCTTAGTAGCATTACAGCTACGCTTGGCCGTCGCTTTCGCAACCCTTTTGAGGTGTCTGAGTAAGTTTCTTACTTTCACACTTACTTCTTGTGCCACGGAACTTTCCTCTTCGACTAGCGCTAAGTATAGGCTCTTGAGCTCATCTAGCTCATCAGCAGTTAGGTGCTCCACTTCGACAACTTCGTCGTCGTTGACAGGTCCCTCTGCGTGTTCGAAGACATCTAAAGCAAAGAAGGCTGGTGTGTCAGCTTTAAATCTGGCACATAGTTTACTGGTAACTCCGAACAACTTGAATGTGGCTGCACAGATGTCTTGGAAATTCGACAACCATTGGAAATTATCCAATCGTTGCATCACTTTTCCGAGCTCTTGTTCTCGCTTCGTCAGACCGGATATATCATACACACAGTCTTCATCGAAACCATCATCTAGGTGTTCACGCCAGATGAGCTTTGATAACCCCCGATATAATGGATACATGGGTTGAGCACCGTTATCATCGATCCTAGCACGTGAAAATACGTGTCCTAGGAAGGATATACTTCTGTCCTCACCGACGCTGGTTTTCTGCTTATCTTTATGAGCTACCAGTCCAAGTTCACCAACAATAAGGGGGAACATTTCAGCGACTTTTATATCTTTCTCATTGAGAAACACAGCTAAATCGTCTGAGTAACCGTAGACAGCATGGTCGAATGTGATACCCTCTTCCTCACACCGTAAGGTAAAGTAGGTCCACGCTATGTGGCCCCAACACATCCCAATAGCGTTTGTGAGCATAGAGCCGGACATCAGAGATGGGCTACCACTCATCATTCCTGTGGGAGTCATTAATTTAGCAGATTTGTAGAACTTAAATAGTTCATCTACTAAATGACCTTCCTCTATCACCTCTTTGAATACGGAAGCGACTAAGGTCATTGAATCATCAGATATGCTTGTATCAAAAGCCGAGTAATCAGCTTCGAAGCACGCATCAAACTTCTGAAGAGCCTCACCAATAGGTCCTCTCATAACTGGCATACCGCCTAGACCCATAGAGAAATCAATGGATCTCTGTACTTGCTGAATGCGAGCCTGGAGAGGCAGACCAACAGCACGCTCCAATA